ACTACTCGGCAAATACATTAGAAAGTTTGTTGGAGATAAACTGGAGCTCTATGGAACCAAATAAAGAACTAGAACAGGCAATAGAAAGCAAGTTTTTAACACCTTCCAAGTTTGCTCTTGAGATTGAAAAGATTGTTGCTGAGGAAAACTTCAACTATATTGATGCGATTTGTCATTATTGCGAAATCAATAGTCTTGAGGTAGAATCTGTAGTAAAACTCATTTCAAAACCATTGAAAGAGAGACTGAAGTGGGACGCAACCCGTCTTAACTTTATGAAGAAAACTTCTAGAGCACGATTGCCTTTGTGAAACTAAACTATATAATAATGCCTGGTTTGTTCGCACTTTTCAGGTGGGGAGAGTAGGAATGCTCTCCCTTATAAATAGTAATGCGAACAAACTTAAGAGCAGAAATGTATTACGTTTATCTCTATTTGAGAGAAGACAGAACTCCTTATTATGTTGGTAAAGGTATTGGTAGAAGATGCTATAAACCTCATATTAGGGGTGGTGCTAATATTTGTCCCCCGAAAGATAGAATAATAATCGTCAAAGAATTTGAAAATGAGGAAGAAAGTTACGAATATGAAAAGTGGCTTATTTCTTTTTATGGTAGAAAAAGTGACGGAGGTATTCTAATTAATTTAAGGGATGGTGGTGTAGATGGAAACATAATATCCAGAGACCTTGCCGAAAGAGAACAACATATTCGGGAGTGGAATAGAAAATATCATAGGCAATATTATAAGGATAATCCAGATAAACAAAAACAGTATAGAGAAAAAAGAAAAGAACAAAGAAAGGAAACTTATAAAAAATGGTATGAACAAAACAGAGATGCTGTGCTAAAATATAAAAGGGAAAAATACCATAGAGAAAAGAAAAAATAGTTATGGCGCCTTTTGAAGTTTATTGTGAGTATCTTGCGTTAAAGTCGCATTTTACAAATCCAAAATATGATTACTTCAAATATAACAAAAAAGTAAGAGCAACTATTACATCCTTTAATCGTCGTCGTGATAAATATTTTTTCGAAAAAACGTCGAGAAAATATTCTGATAAAGAAGTTGTTGATTTTTTAGTCGCAAACTTTGTAGAATCTACTAGTGTGAATCAAATATGGATTGGAGAAATTATCAATTCTGGCGAAAGGACTTACGCAGATTGGATGCGAAGACAACAGAGTTTGACGTACTTGTTCAAGGAGCAATCGGAAGAATTGTTCTCTCAGACAAAATTAGACGATGCTCTGAACTGCTCCAAAGGACATCCAACGGTTCTCAAAAAGTTTCTAAGCGGGAAGTTATCGCTAGAAACTTTAACAATCTACGACAGAATATTCCGTTTCTCCGCAGATTTTGATAAAAAACTTCTGGACCCAGTGTGGGAAACCGTCAGTCTTAAAATCAAAAAATATACACCGTTTCTAAATATTGATGTGTTCAATTACAAGAAGATTTTACGGGAAATCATAGATGAGTAGCTTTTTCGATTCTGATATTATTCAAGATGAACTGAGAGAAATCAATAAGTTACAGGAAGAAATCTACGGAAGTATTCTAACTTTTGGTATGATGCCCCGTGAGACCAAACTGGAACACATTGAGAAACTTGAGCTCTTGCTAGAAAAGCAAAGAGTGATGTATACTAGGTTGTCTCTTTCAGATGACCCACAAGCGGTTGAGATGAAAGAGAACCTACGCAAGTCAGTTGCCCTGATGGGATTCCCACCAGAGACTGATATGCAAGTTTTATTCAGTAGTATGAACAAGACCATTGAGTCACTCAAACGATTTATTGACAGGTGATCCAATCTTCGCTATACTATCCGAGTAATCCCCCGAATCCAAACTATCCGAGGTAATCCAAATGTCGTTTTCCGACCTTAAGAAACAGTCCAAGCTTGGCAATCTGACCGCCAAACTGGTCAAAGAAGTTGAAAAAATGAATAATAACAGCGGTTCGTCTGACGACCGTGTGTGGAAACTGGATGTAGATAAGAGCGGCAATGGTTATGCCGTCATCCGTTTCCTGCCCGCCCCCAACGGTGAAGACCTGCCGTTCGTGAAACTGTACTCCCACGCCTTTCAAGGTCCTGGTGGTTGGTACATTGAGAACAGTCTCACTACCCTGAATCAAAAAGATCCTGTGTCCGAACTGAACTCCGAACTGTGGAACAATGGCACTGATGCTGGTAAGGAACTGGCACGTAAGCAGAAGCGTAAACTGACCTATGTGTCCAACATTTACGTGGTGAAGGATCCTGCCAATCCCGCCAACGAAGGTAAGGTGTTCCTGTTCAAGTATGGTAAGAAGATCTTTGACAAACTCACCGCTGCCATGCAACCCGAGTTTGAAGATGAGGAAGCAATTGATCCGTTTGACTTCTGGCAGGGTGCTAACTTCAAACTGAAGGCAAAGAACGTTGCTGGTTATCGCAACTATGACTCTTCCGAGTTCGCCGCTTCTGCTCCTCTCCTGGACGATGATGATGCTATGGAAGCAGTGTGGAAGAAGCAGTATTCTCTTGCTGAACTCGTTGCTGCCGATCAGTTCAAGTCCTATGATGAACTGAAGAAGCGCCTGGACTATGTGCTTGGTTCCAAAGGCACTCCCCGTTATCAAGATCCTGAAGATATGGATGAGGACAACACCCGTGGTTCTACCCGTGAACTGACCGAAGATCTTCGTACTGAAATCAACAATCTCCAACCCACCCGTCGTGCTGCGGTTGAGGAAGACGAGGACGATGATGCCCTGTCGTACTTCGCCCGTCTTGCCGAGGAGTGAAGACTGATTACTACATTGACCGTGTAAGTAAATCCGAAGCCGCAGAGTTACTTCTGCGGTTTCATTATCTTAAGGACTTTTCTAAAGGATTTAGATCAGGATACAACTACGGTCTTTACAAGGGTAATGACTTTTGCCCATTGAATATTGGTGGTATTCAGGGAGTTTGTGTCTTCACAGGTCTCCCTGTTCCAGAAATCGCACAAGGAGCATTTGGACTAGAACGGAATGAGCAAGAAGGACTATTTGAACTTTCACGACTTTGCATCCACCCTGAAACCCAACGAACCGAATATAATATCACTTCTTGGTTTGTTTCAAGAGCGATTAGACAGTTACGGAAGGATACAAAAGTTAGGGCAATCATCTCTTACGCTGATAGTGATTTCCATCATGGTACAATCTATCGTGCTTGTAATTTTAAATATTGCGGACTTTCAGACCCAAAGAAGGATTTCTACTATGCAGACGGAACTAAACACTCTAGAGGCAAAATTAAAGGTGCTGAAGGAGAATGGAAAGAACGCTCCCGCAAACACCGATATGTGATGGTATTTGATAAGAATCTAGAGTTATTGTGGTAGTGTAACGTTAGTATTCTGAGTCTGAATTAATGTATCATTAACGTATTCTGAAGACTCAGAGTACAGCATTTCTCTTCTCATATCATTCAAGAACTGCTGTAGATAGATTGGTTTTAAAAGATAGATTGATCGCTTCTCATCATTCTTTCTGGTTTCATACTCATAGTTCGTGATTCCAGTTACAGGATTCAATGTTGATGTTGGACTTCCTGGATTCGGAATTGTGAAAGTCTTATCTACAACCTTACCAGCAGGAAGAATCAGTCGGTTAGAAGAGTCTTTGACTTCTGTAGTTTCATAGAATCTGATCTTGGTTAGATCATTACCATACTTGTTTTCTGCGTAATTATAAAGTTGATAGTCTGACAGTGGCCATTGGTCTCTAACATTTGTGATGTTGGCAGTGACTAGAACAACCCAGTCTAGTTGAGGACTACCATACATCTCATCAGCAACAGTATCTGGACGAGCACCATCTTTGATTTGATACTTGTCAAAGATGGTGAATACGTTGTATAAGTCATCACGAAGTTTAACCCTACGGAAAAGATTCTTCGCAATCACATAGTCTTGTGATGAGTTCTTATGTGGTAAGAACGACTGATATGCGAGGTCTGGTAGTTCTCTGAAGTATCCCATTAGTATCCTGTTCCGATTTGACCTTCATCAGTTCCATAATCTGATGCGTAGATTGGTTCAAGTTCTTTAAAACTAAGATCCATTACCGTTGATACTGGTTGTCCATCAGGGTAAGTTGCATATACATTTTCGCCAGTATAATTAACAGAAATATTTTCAAGAACACAACGTTTAAATCTATTTAAATATTGATGATTGCGTGTTCCATTTTTATATCGCAACTCAAAAATATTCGGAGCTTTTAAAAATACATTATCACCTGAAACATCGTCCCTAGGAGACATATGTTGTTTAAAACTTCTTATAATTAATTTAATTTGATTTGCTTCGTCTTTATTTCTAGGAGTCATTTTAAATGAAAATCTAAAATTACGAATTGTTGGATTATTAAATAATAATTCCATATTTGGATTTACAATTTGCCCAGATGATCTTGCTAAAGCTTGATTAAGGGATAAATTTCCCAATCCTGCCAAACCAGCCGCTTGCCCAGCTAAGTTTGTTAATATTAAATTTTTTATTAATGGGAAATTGTTAGCAATATCTGTATTAAAAAAAGTAGATAATTTTTGATTAAAAGAAGTTAAATCTAAAGATCCTTCTTTGTTGAATAAAGTTGTGCTTGTTAAATCTCCAATTTTACCAGCAAGAGTAGCTGTGATAGCATCTAAACTATCTTCAGAATAACTTACTTGATTAGTGTCATTAATACTGGATGGCATTGGTAGAATAATAATATTAACAATATTGTTTATTTCTTTTACCAATTGTTTTCCTTTTAATCCTCTAGGGACTTTTTTTGAGTCTGAATTATTAAATTTTCCTCTGTTTATTAGATCTAGTTCGCTTAAAAAACTTGTATCAGTAAATTCTTTCGTTTTCTTTTCAACAAGATTTATCTGCAGATAATCTGTGCTATCTGTTAGTGCTTCGTATGGATATCTTAATACGTTCGCCATATGGCTATTTTTTAACTATTTAGACGGATATTGGCAAAAGGAATCTCTCTTAAATCGGCAAGTTCATCAGCATAAACCTCATATAACTGCCCAGCAACTTCATCATAAGTGTATTGTCTTAATTCACCCCAGTGAAAATTAATACCTTTAAATCCCCATCGGAAAACTTCAGTGACAGCAACTAAGGGATTTTGATCGTAAGTTATGTATGGTGTCTTTGGTTGGTAAACAAAGGTGTAATATTTTCCTGCTCTTGGAACTCGTCCACTTTCTTGTAAAACATTCAGAATCTCAAGCATCAAATCATCAGGATCTTCATTGCCAATGACGCCATCAATGACAGAACGAACCCGATTGTCATTATCATCGGTTGGATTTCTTTCTTGTCTTTGCTTGAGGGTCTTTCTAGGCATCTCAAATACCTAATTCGTTTTCTGTGAGAACTTTGAACTCATAACCACGATCAGCACACCATTCTTCTGCTGCTTTCCATTTTGCTTGATTTTTGGCATACTCATACGCTTCATAAAGGTATTGTTTAGTCTGCCTTTTTGGTTTTGCTGGAGGAGTCGTCTGTCTTTTTGGTTTAATCTCAATCAAATACTTTTTAATTTGTCCAGTTGATTCTTGAACTTTGATATAAAAGTCTGGAAAATATCGGTGAGGTTTACTATCTACTGGAGATCTATACCACACAAACATTTCCTCTGATCCCCATTCTAATATCTTTTCATTCAAATCACAATAAACCATAAATTTACGTTCCCAAAGAGATCTATAAATGATATTCGTTGGATCTCCTTTATATTTTTGGGGGAACGATGGTTGATATTTTCCTTTATATGACATCTAAATACTTAATAATTAAGACTCCATAAGAGATATTTAGATGGCTGGTACGCCCGTATACACCATACTAACTCAAGATCAACGTAAGTTATACAGTGATCTTTCATTGAGTAATGAATATGTGGTTGAATTTGGTCTACCACCAGATCTTATACAATTTTTAGGTAGAGAAGGATATATGGAAAGTGGGGTTACTTTAGACCCAAGAGCATATGGTGTCCTTTGTTCTGATGTATCTTTACCAGGATCAACATTTGCTACATCCGAAGTTAAAGATAATTTTCTAGGAGTAACTCAAGAGTTTGCTCATACTAGACTGTATACTGATATTGATGCTACATTTTACGTTGACAAAAGGTACAGAGTACTTGAATTGTTTCAAGGTTGGATGGATTTTATATCGGGTGGATCTGGTGGAAAAGTAGCACAAAATTCAGAAAATAAAGGATTTTACAGAAGATTTAGATTTCCAGATGAATATAAAACTTCTGTCCAAATTGCTAAGATGGAAAGGGATTACGGAATAGTTGGTAAAGATTTTAAATCAAGAACTTACAGTTTAGTTAATGCTTTTCCAAAATCAGTTTCTTCTGTACCAGTTTCTTATGGTCCTGCTGATATTTTGAAAATTACAGTAACGTTTAATTATGATAGGTATATAATTATCCGAGAAAATGAAACTGGAAGTTTAAATGCTGGATCGTCACCACAAACATCAATAACAGAAACAGAAGGAACAAACATAACCAGTGGAAGACCAAAATCAAAAATTAGAAGACCTCTTGGTCAGGAAATTGGTGCTACTCAAAGAGGAACTATTCTTGGGCCAGGTCAATAATTCTCTTCTAAATAATCACAACTGAATTTCTATAGGTTATTATGCCTTTACCAAAGATCTCTACACCAACGTATGAGTTGGATTTGCCCTCTACTGGAAAAAAAGTTAGATACAGACCATTTTTAGTAAGAGAAGAAAAAATTCTGATCATGGCACTGGAATCAGAAGATATGAAGCAAATTTCAAGTGCCATTGTTCAGATTCTGTCAGATTGCCTTCTGACTAAGAATGTAAAAATTTCTGAACTATCTACATTTGATATTGAGTATCTTTTCCTTAATGTTCGTGCCAAGTCAGTTGGTGAGACTGTTGAAGTGAATGTGACTTGTCCTGATGATGGTGAGACGCAAGTTCAAATGGAAATCAATATTGATGACATCAAAGTTCAAAAAGATCCAAAACACAGTAATATCATTAAGTTAGATGATACACTTTCAATGAAACTAAAGTATCCATCACTGGAACAGTTTGTTGAAAATAATTTTGAAATCAATGAGTCTGGTGGCGATGTTGATAAGTCATTGGCAATGATTACGTCTTGTATTGATATGGTTTATGATGAAGAGGAATCGTGGAGTGCTGCTGATTGTACAAAGAAAGAACTTCAAGAATTCATTGAACAAATGAATACCAAGCAGTTTAAAGAAATTGAAACTTTCTTTACAACAATGCCTAAACTTTCTCATACAGTCAAAGTTAAGAATCCAAACACTAAAGTTGAAAGTGATGTCGTTCTGGAGGGTCTGGCGAGTTTTTTCACTTGAGTATGGCTCATACTAGTCTTGAGTCATACTATAATATCAATTTTCAGTTGATGCAGCACCATAAATATTCATTAACTGAGCTTGAAAATATGATGCCTTGGGAACGTGAAGTTTATGTCTCATTGCTTCAGAGTTATATTGAAGAAGAAAACCTAAAGGCAAAGCAATCTAGTGGCATTTGAAAGTCCCATTTATAAGGCACCAGCAATACCGAAGATTAGTAGTAGAAACATTTCATCTTCGGTAATTCGTGGTGCTCAAGCTGCTTCAACTGCTGCTACACCAAGACTCAGAAGATCTAGTTTTAGTTTCTTACAAAGACCAAAACTACAAGGAACTCAAGGATCTTTAAAATTAGAGACAAATCAAGTAGACGCATTACAAGAAACAAATAGAATTCTTGTAGAAATTCAGAATCAACTAGCTATAGACTTTTCCACAAGAATCGCAGAAAGAAAGCAAGCAATTCGTGGTATCAAAAAACAGACTGAAAAAGAAAGAGCAAGTAGAAAAGAAGCATCAATTGAATCTATAGGTAAGTTCAATCAAAAAGTTGGTAACTTTTTTGATAAGGTAACTGCCCCTGCCAAAAATATATTCCAAAAACTGATTGACTTTTTTGGAATCATTGTATCTGGTATTGCGATTAACACAGCATTTACTTGGTTATCTGATAAGAATAATCAAAAGAAACTATCAGATACTCTTAGTTTTGTTGGGAAATATTGGAAAGAAATAGTTGGCACACTAATTGGACTTCAGTTGATTTCTACAATCGCTAGTTTAGTTAGTGCTTTTCAAGTAGCGGCCGCTTTATTAACAAGTCCTGCTTTTCTTACTGCTGTTGGTGGTGTTATCATTGCAGCATCCGTAGTAAAATTAGGTCAAGAAAGTGCTCAATATTTTCAAAATCTGATCAAACAAAAAGAAAAAGAAAAAGGAAGACCTTTAACAAGACAAGAACAGGAAGAGGTGGTTCGTGGGCAAGTAATGCAGACCCCAGGAATGCCTTTTATGGGGGCTCTTGTCCAACAGCAATTAAATCAACCACCAATACAAAAAAGAAGTCATGGTGGAACTATTATACCATTTAATTTTAAATCAAATATAATTAATCAATATCCAAACATCATTCAAAAATTTTCTACCGGTGGTACTGTTGGTGGTAAAGGATCTGGAAAAGTTGATAGTGTTCCAGCAAGATTGGCTCCTGGAGAAGAAGTCATTAAATCGTCTATGGCAATGCTCTTCAGACCATTGTTGAAAGACATTAATGATGCTGGTGGTAGATTGTGGTATACATTCAGTAATGGTGTCCGTGAGATGCTTGATGGTAATAAAATGTTAAAGGTGGTAATATATGGTCTTCAGTATCAATTAAATAAATTTACTGAAAGTTTAGATAAATTTACTAATGAAATTAAACTTGGTAAAATAAAAAATAAACAAAATCCAGGTAATGGACCTGTAGTTCCAAAGGCATTTCCAATGATTCCTGATAGGGAAGAAGTTATTCAACCTTCATCAGTGAAACAACTAAGACCAATAATAAAAGCAATTAATGTAGAAAGAACTAAAAAATCTAAGAGATCTTCAAAAGAACCAATTATAATACCGATGTCTAAACCACCAATAGTTCAGGGTGGTGGAGATGAACTAGTTCAACCATCTGGAGGAACAGCGACGGAAGAACCATCAGTTGGATCTGTCAATATGATGAATCCTTATATGAGAATAACCTCAAAGATATATGGTATTTTTGTATAACGTATGGAAACTCAACAGTTACAGCAGTTAAAAATAAATTCTACTAATATAAAAAGTTCCTTAATTAGTTACAATAAACAGTTAAGGAAACTAAGACTTGATGAAAATAAGTTATTGGTTGATAGAGAAAAGAAATCACAAGCATTAGATAAAGAAAAAAAATTAGAGACACCTGGAAAAGGACTTATTGAAAATATAAAGTCTAGAATTATTGCCGGTCCAATGAGTTTCTTTGATAAAGTCAAAGAATTTTTTGGAATTATTCTAATTGGTATAGCGATCAATAATTTACCTGCGATTGTTAGTAAAGTCTCTGAAGTTGGAAAAAGTCTGATTGATGTTGCTAATTCAGTTGTTGGAGTCATTACTACCACAGTAAACGGTGTCAATGGGTTCATTAGTATTATTCAAAGTTTACCAGAGACTACAAAAAATAAATTGATTGAAGGAAAGAATCAATTAGAACAATTGATCTTGGATATGAACAAAATTATTGATCCATTGAATGAACAATATACAAAATTCAATAAAGATTTAAATTCCAAATCTGGTGGCACACCCAATTCAAGACAATCTGGTCAACCTAATCCTCAATCACAAAAAACACCACAAGGAAAGGCAAAAGGTGGAACAATTTCAAATATTCCATCAAAAGGAGTGACAGGTAAAAGTGGTCCAGCAGATAAAGCAAATGTTTCAAGAGGAACTGTTGATACAAAAGTCACTTCTTCACCATACGCAAGACCTGGTGGATCTCCAAAACTGAGACAAGCAAGGCAATCATATAATGCTTTTGGAGAATTCTTTAATCTATCAAAAGAAAATAAAGAAAATTATCTATTACTTGAATCATCTAGTGATACTTTTAATGGGGTAAATAAGTCTTTTGAAACTTTCTTAACACAGTTAAGAGATTTACAATTGACTAAACCATTTAAAACGACACCAATGAGCTCTCCAGCATCACAGCAACCAATACCAACAACAGGTCAAACAGGAACGGTTGCTATCAATACAAACGAGGTTATTGGAACAGTTGGATATACTGGATACACTGATCCTGTAGGTCCAGATGGATCACACATTCACATTGAAAGAGTTGGTGATTATAATCTTGGCATACCTGCTGATGTGAAAAAGAATATCTTAGTAGAAGGTGTTCCAATGACAAGTAGATTGAAATTTACTTCTGGAATTGGTTTTAGATGGGGGAGACCTCATAAAGGTGAAGATTATGCTGGAAATCCTGACCAGAGAATTACTTTGACTGGTGGACTAAAATTTTTAAAATTTATGCCAGATTCTGGTAGTGGTTATGGTAATCAAGTTTATATCCAAGCACCAGATGGATCACAATACACTTTGAATCATTTAAATGCTGGACCTACAAACTTACAACAACTTTTACAGCAACAAAAAAGACAACAACAAATTCAACAAGCACCAGTATCACCTTATCAAGTTCAACCTGGACAACAAGGTCCTGTAATTTCACCACAAACGTCCTTTCTTTTAGAGGAAGAAGAAGATATTCAAATTGTTATGGTCAATACAACTCAACAAATTATCCAGCAAGGAAAGACAAGAACTGTTGTGGTAAATAGTGGTAGAAAAGATCCATTCCCATCAGAATCTCCTAGTTTTGCACCATTATCCGGTATTTGGAATCCAACAACGTAAATGTCAGCACTAAAAAGAGCTCAAGTAGAAGCACTCACGATTGTAAAAGATAATCAGAGGGTTGAAATAGGACCACCAAAAGCGATTGCTTTTCAATATTATGAGAGTCTATTATCACCAATCGTCACTGGAAATATGCTAGTTGTTGACACTGGTGTTCCTTCTGGTAATTCAGTATCTGGTGATCAAAATAAACAACAAATACCAGGTACATTATTAAGTTCTTTACCAATCACCGGAAATGAAGAAGTTCAATTTAAAATAACCAATAGTCGTGGAACTTTAGATTTTCAAAAGTTTCCATTACGTGTTGATGGAGCACCTGGATTTGCCAAAGAATCAAATAGAGAATCATATATGATATCTCTAGTTTCTCCATATTCTTTTGAGAATGAGAAATCGCAGATTTACAAAAAATATACACATAAGATTTCAGAATCGGCACAGAAAATTTTAAAAGAATATTTCAATGTTCCACAAACTCGTATTGATATAGATCAAACTGAAAATAATTATAATTTTATAGGTAATACTGAAGATCCATTTTTTATTTTACTCAATCTAGCATCAAAATCTGTTCCAGCAGAATCTCCTGGTGGTCAAAAAACAAACGGTGATCCTGGATATTTTTTCTATGAGACTAAAAATGGATTTAATTTTAAATCAATTTCAAATTTGATTTCTAAACAAGCAAAGTATGTTTATAGACAAACTTCTGTTTTAAGAGATGATGATCCATTGGCAGACTTTAAGATTCTGTCAATGACTCAATCAAAAAATCAAAGTGTCTTAAATGCTTTAAGATCTGGAGTCTATTCTTCTAGAAATATCTTTTTTGATCCAAGAACATTCAAGTATGATGAGATCGTTATAAAATTAAGAGAAAAAAATCTTAATAACTATTTGGGTAAAAAACCAAATGTCCCAGAAGAATTTGACAATTTCACAAGAACTCACTACCATATTCTAGATGTGGGTGCTTTGGATGATGGAATATCTATCAGAACCAATAATGATCCAAAAAGATGGCAGGCAGAGGCAACGACAAGGTATAATTTACTGTTCAATCAAGTCGTTCAAATTAATGTTCCTTGTAATCCAGATTTAGTTGCTGGTGATGTAATTGAATGTCAGTTTCAATATGTAACTTTAGGTAATAAGAACGAATCACCATTTGATCAGCATTTGAGTGGTAAATACTTAATATTACATTTGTGCCATAGTTTTGACTTTAGTGCTGGTGGAAAGTCAATTACATCATTAACCTTAGTAAGAGATACCTACGGATTGTATACAAACTGATGGAAAATATCGGATTTGCTGGTCTTAATTATCAATGGTTTATTGGACAAGTACCACCCAATCAAACTCTAGATAAGACCGACCCAGACGGTTGGGGAGATAGAGTTAAAGTCAGAATCGTTGGAATTCACAATAAATCTGGAGCAATTACACCAGACGAACAACTACCTTGGGCAATTGTAGAACGACCAACATCTCAAGGAAATGCCAGTAGAGGGTCAACAGGTTTGACTGGTGGTGAATGGGTTCGTGGATACTTTTTAGATCCGCTCAATCAAGTTCCTGTAATTACTGCGGTATTAGGTAGAGGAACTTATGAAAACAGTACGTCACTACAAATAGTCAAAGAAAGAAAATCAACTGAATTTGAGAACATTACACGATATAATTCTTTCCCTCCTTACAGTGGGCAGATGAGAGGCGGTAACAAACCACTAACACCAGCACAACCAACAAAACAGGAATTTGAACAAGCAAAAGACTCTATGACACTTGATACGAGTAAGTTATCAACGTCAACGGAAATTGCCAGAGATTATACCCCACAAGATAGAGCAGAAGATAAATTACTTCTCCGATCTATTCAAAGAGGAGAACTTGGTCCAGTTCCGAGAGAACAAATTGATGCTATTATTAATCGTATCAATGGTGTTGGTGGACAAGTTCGTGGTGCCTAATAAATATCAGAACAAGGAGGTAGATTGATAAATGGCAGATGTAAGACCAAGAGGTGTTGCCAGTTGGTATGGTCCTGGATTTTATGGTAATAAAACAGCGGATGGAACTGTCTTACAAAGAGATAGTATTTGGGTGGCACATAAAACTCTACCATTTGGAACAAAAATAAGATTTACCAATCCTCAGAATGGAAAATCAATTGTTCTTACCGTAAAAGACAGAGGTCCTTTTATTTCTGGTAGGGATTATGATCTAACTGAAAAAGCAGCAGAACTCATAGGTCTTAAAACAGGACCAAGTTCAGGAACAGGAACTCTTTTAACCACTCAAGTCACTAAAAATACAAGAACTGGTGCTGTAAGACAACTTGATAGACCACAATTAAATTCTTTACAAGAAAGAGCAATCGCAGAAGAAATATCAAATCCACCAGAAACAACGACAACTCAAAATCCAACTTATGTGGAGAGTGGTACAAGTCCTAATGGAAAAACTTTATACATTGTTACTCCACCAGATGGAACTCCGTACTCTACAAATAATCTTCCTCCAAATGCCGTTCCTTTAGAAGATAGCACAACAACTTCGTCAGGAAGAACAGAATCAACAACTTATAATGTTGATTACTCTGAGTTTACATTCAATGAACTTCAGGATCAATTTAAATTTCTGGAGGATCAATACACACAACTAGAAAAAGAATTTCAACAAAGAGAAGCAGAAAATCTAGATTTAACACCTGAAGAACTTGAAAAACTCAAAAAGATAAAAACTTATCAGGCAGAATTACTAGCAGAAATAAGAAAAAGACAAGATTGGGCAAGAGAAGACTGCCCAGTAGCATCAGAAACAACCACATCTTGGTCTCCCGAAGAAAAGAAGTGTAGAGATGGATATAACTATACAGCACTAAGAGCACTTGAGGCAGAACTTGAGAAACAGATCCAGGAACTACCAGATCCCTGTGGAAAAAGTACCCTCTCAGGAATCAATAATGCTTTGTTAAACTTCTTTGAAACATTAAAGACGATCAAGAAGTATTACAATGTTTATGTAAAAGGAACAATTAACAAAATACAGAATATTACTAATCTTGTTTCTAAAACAAGTCAGATCATCGCATCAATCTTGAAACTACTTGTCCAGAGAATGCGTAATTATATTCTGAATCTTCTTCGTAAGTTGATTGAAAAAACGATTGATAGAATTCTAAAGAAATTGTCAAAAGCACTTAAGAATACATTTATCAAAGCAATCATTGATTCCATCATTTGTAAGTTTAATGAAATTATTAAGGGACTTACAAATCTCGTCGTTGATTTCTTATATGCGATGATTGGTAATGTCATCAATGCTCCTATCTGTGCCGTAGAACAATTCACAAATGCTCTAATCAATAATCTATCTGCTAAAATTGATGAGGCCATTCAACCTGTCGTATCTGCGATCAATGATGTATTAGGTGGTGTTGCTCAAATTGCTGGAAAGGTATTTGAAGCAATTGATTTTATTCTTGGGTTTGAATCATTCCTTTGTGCCAAACCAAAGTGTCCACAAATTAAATCTTGGATTCCAGGAGCAGGAGTTACACCATCAGCAATAGAAGATTTCAATAATAACTTCTTACCAATTCCAGATGCTAATCAACTTGAAGATGCTATATTAGGTGGTGTTGATTCTGCGATTGGTGGTCTTTTACCAGGGGTCAGTATCTTTGGTGATGAAAGAATTGAGGGAAGTGATCTTGCGAGTGGCACTCCTCCACCAGGCGTTCAATGTTTCCCAGGCGCTTTCCGTTGTGGACCACCAAAAGTTGAATTCTTTGGTGGTGGAGGAGTAGGTGCGGTTGGAAATGCTGTTATTAACTCTATTGGTGAAGTAGTTGGTGTAGACTTATCTTATGGTGGACGAGGATATACTGCACCACCATTTGTAACGTTTAAAGATACGTGTTCTGATGGAAATCCCTCTGGAAGTGGTGGATATGGAGCATCAGGATATACTGTCATCAACAATGAAGGTGAAGTTGTTCAGGTTGTAATGGTCAACGGTGGATCCAGATACTTGAATACACCTTCAGGAATTACAGAGTTTGGGCAACCAGTAGGACAACTTCTACCAAATGAAGAAGTTGTGACAAGAGAATATGTAACCTGTTTAGATGAGATTCAGATTCTAGACACTGGTATCGGATATTCTCCAACTGATACTGTTTCTATTACTCCTGATGTTGCTGGACTACAAGTTAAGGTTCAGATTACAGAAGTTGGTCAGATTGTTGCGATGGAAGTCCTTTCTTCTGGTTGTGGATTTGGTGAAGTTCCGGAGATCACAATAAATAGTGATACTGGAGCAGGATTAAAAGTTCGTCCTGTGATGAGATTTATCAATAGAGATCAATATCTCCAAGAGCAACCTGATTTTGATCCCGCAAGACTCATTAAAGTTATTGACTGTGTATTAAAGTAATGGCAAAGAAAAGACCACCAGAGTATATACTTTATGATGGAGCTCATGGATCAGCCTTTTTTGGTCCAGGTGGTCCAAAGGAAGTTGATGATGGAACAGAGTTCAGACTTGCTGTTCCTTCTAATTCAACGTGTAAGTATACAAATGATGGCAGCAAGACAGAACATATACAAGGAAGTCATATTGTCACCTGCGGTCATAATGCTTTAAAGGGTCGTGATAAGGCAGAAGAAGAAGCAGTAGGATATGGTGTCTATTGTGAGAATGGGGATCTAGTCTTATGTGCCCCATCAGGAAACGTCAAGATACTTGCCAGAAACATCTTCATTGAATCTCGTGGATTTGATACTGATGATGGTGCTTTCTTACTTAAGGCAAATGGTGGAATCACAATTGATAGTGGAGAACAACTGACTCTATCAGGGACGAAAGTTTGTGTTAGGGGACAAGCAGAAATTAATCTAGTCACAGATCACTTCATCAATGTCGTAGGTGAAATTCAAGAAGGAGGATCTCCACTTTCTGAAGTACTAAATGCTTTAATTCCTGGATTATTTGCGGATTTACTCAAGGGTGTAGGCGAGAGTTGTAAGTAAAATGTTTGCTAATTCAGATTCCTTTAATCTATCGGTCGTTCATCCAGCATTTGGAGATGCTCTACAACTTCCTGGAATAATTAGATCGGCATTTCCTGGTACAGCATCAATCTATCAGGGATATTTTGGTCCAGGTGCAACACCATTAATTGGAACTGGATCTATTGTTGGTGGACCTTCTGCTGCTCCCTTTACAACTAACTTTTCTGGTATTGGTCTTTTTACCGGTGCTCATACAACGGTTGGTGCTGACGTATCAATCGGAACCAAAGTCAATTTAGGTGCTTCTGATATTTCTGTTTCTGCGATTCTATCAGGTCTCAACTTATTCAGAGGAAAAGTTGTTCCAAAAGAAGACACTGTAACACCAGACTTTTATGTTAATGCTTTGTCTTCAACGATCAACACGGCAAATCTTTTCCAGGCATTCTGTGGATTCAATGTTTATTTGACAATGAATCCATCACTGGGTTCTCTGACGGGAAGTTGGGTGTTAAATGGATCCGCAATTTGTGTTGCACCTTGCTCTGATGAGAGAGCAAAAGTTAATGTAGTTGAACTAGAAAGTTCTTTAGATAAGGTATTGGGTTTAAGAGGTGTTTCTTTTGATTGGAACCCTGAAGTTGTTCCATCATTAGCAGAAGAACAGAGTAGACAGATAGGTTTAATTGCTCAAGAAGTTGAAGAGATTGTTCCAGAAGTTGTAAGTGTTGAAAAGGTAGAGGGTCAAGAACTCAAAAGCGTCAGATATGAAAATCTAGTTGCTCTTTTAATTGAAGGAATGAAAGAGCAACAGCAGCAGATTGAAGACCTAAAGCAAAGGGTCTCCGAACTAGAGTCCAATAAATAACAAAATCTACTAGATTATTCAAATGGCAGAGGGTGCGGCAAAAAGTGCGATTGAGATTCTCCAGAGAGAACAGACTCAGATTGGTCTAGCTACGAGTCCTCAAACAAATGTAGAAATTTCACCTACGATCACCAAAATCAATGCCTACCAGAATGAAAGTGGTCAGTGGGTCAAGGATGAAATTATAGAAGAGAACCCTGCGAAAGATGAGAACGTTGTTGATGAGACTTACGAGCAAATCAAACAAGACGCAATAGTTTTAAGAGAGTTCTGTGCGACCGTAGATAATAGAATTCTTGAGTTTAATGCTCAAATCAATACTCTAAAAGATCAGATTGTTACTCTCTCAACCGAGGCAATTAATCGTAACTGTTGGCCAGGAATCGCAAAGAGCACACTGAATACTGGCGTCACAAGTTTCTTTGGTGTTAATACAAATTATCTGTATGATAAGGAGAACATCAGCAGATATGTTGATATGGAAGGTCCATCACCAAACTATGGAGTCTTGAATCCTTTTACTTCAACAACTTCTACATTATCATCTACTCTTGTTGGATATGGATATACAAACTCAAAGAGTGATGATGGTGGTAGTTCTGCTGGAACAGCACGATTTGATATTTCAACCACACAATCCAATCATTTAAGTAGAACATTCAATGCGACAGGAATCAATACAACCGCAACTTGGAACTGGACTTATGATGGTGTTGGAGTTTCTCCAGGGGCAACAAATACATCATTGACTGGAACTGCTGGTGCTGATAGATGTATTGCGATTGCGAACTCAATTACAAGTTTACAAAGTCAAATCGTAACAATCAGAGCACAAAGAGATGCTTTGAGATCAGATCTTAATATCATAAAAACAAAAAAGACAGAAAAAGATTTACAAAACTGGGGAATCAATAATCATAAACGACAAATAGAAAACAGGACAACAGCAAACAACAGCATCATCACGGCAATCCAAAATCTTTCTTAAGACCCTTGACAGGGGCGCCTAGGTGCCCTATAATATGTGGGTAATCAAGAAAACCCCCAATGAGCACCGCACAAGAAACCGTCCAAGGTATTGTGATTGATGTCTGTACTCGTTCCTTTCTTCTGTTGAGCGATCAAGGTAGCGAGCGTCTGGTAGAGTGTGAGACTGTTCAGGAGTTTATGAACGTTCTGGAAGTTGTCACCGCCCAACTGGATCCTGAGCAGATTGAGTATGCCGACCTTGCAGTCTATGGTCAGGATAACAACTAAATACAAAAACAAAAATGGAAGTTTTCACTGTGGAAGAGTTTCAAGAACGATGGGATGAACTTATGAATCGTGTAGAGAAAGGCGAGAACATAGGAATCGTAAATGAAGCAGGGCAGGCAGCAGTTATGATGCCCGCAGATGATGAACTGATACGAATACACACCGAATTAAACAACGAAGCTCCGTAGTATTTGTATTGCGAGTGAGACTTGGTAGTCAGAGGGCACTTATAACGCCTTTCCGCCAGATTAGCGGCTTTGACCTGGTTCGAATCCAGGCACTCGTATCGTGCCCGTTTACCTATCTGGTTGAAAGGACTCGACTCATAATCGAATTTAGAGTGGTTCAATTCCACTAACGGGCACTTGACCATAAAGACTCTTTGAGTTATTATGGTCTCATTGGCGGTGTAGCCCAATCGGCAGCAGGCAGTTGACTTAAAATCAATACAGTGCGAGTTCGAATCTCGCCACCGCTATTATAATATAAAAGGTTCTAAATAACTATTAGTTATATCGAACCCTATGCCTTACAAAGATAAAGAAAAGCAAAGAGAAGCACAGAGACTTTGGGCCCAGAAAAAATATGAGAAGTCTGGAAAAAAAGGAGATGTATCTTTACAAAAAAGAAAACAAATGGTTATAGACGCTAAAAATGTCCCTTGTGCTAGATGTGGCGAAGAACATCCACATTACGTTATGGACTTACATCATATAAATCCAGAAGAAAAGGAAGGAATGATAGGGTATTTTATAAAGTCTGGAAACTATCAATCTTTACAAGAAGAGATAACCAAGTGTATATGTGTCTGTGCTAATTGTCATCGATACATTCACAATGAAAAATAAATACAAGATATGGGAATTTTCCTATGTCTTATCGCATAGATCACGCATACTGCTGGTACAATAATGGCAGTATGATTGTGAAAATGTATTTCATTAATCATGTCCCTTTTACGTTTGATGAGATGCCTGATGGACATTTATATGATCAGGATTTGTGTAGAGCAGCGGACAAGAACAGATCATTTGAACCAGAAGACTTATACCGAACTTCTTTTTATTTGATAGACGAAGAGGTTCATCCCTGCTTTTTCCCAGTGGAATTGGAGAATCCAGAGGATATGCCAGACGATGTTATTGCGTATGACGAGGAAGATTTAATGGGATAAATAAAAGATAGAAATATTTTGGCGAATATAATCCGATGCCTCTCAACAAGTTAGAGAATTTTGTTAAGAATACAGAGGGAAGAATTCTCTATGTTAACCCAAATGACATTGATGCTACTGATAGTATTTCAAATCAGGGAAACTCCCTAACCCAACCTTTTAAAACAATTCAAAGAGCCCTTCTTGAGTCAGCAAGATTCTCATACTTAAGAGGCAGCAATAACGATATTACCGAAAAGACAACCATTCTTCTGTTTCCTGGCGAGCACGTCATTGACAACAGACCTGGTTTTGCGATTAAAGATGTAGGTGGTGTAGCAACTGCTGTATCACCATCAGGAGCAGAGACCGCAGCACAAGATACTCTGTCTCTTACACTATCATCTAATTTTGATTTAACCCAGAACGACAATATTCTCTATAAGTTTAACAGTATCAATGGTGGTGTCGTTGTTCCTAGAGGCACATCTATTGTTGGTCTTGACCTAAGAAAGACCAAACTGCGTCCAAAATATGTTCCAAACCCAACTGATACTAGCGTAGCAAAGTCAGCAATCTTTAGAATTACTGGTGCTTGTTACTTCTGGCAGTTCTCTCTGTTTGATGGTGATGAAACTGGTCTGGTTTATACCGATGATGCTGATTTCTCATCAAATAATCAGTCAAAACCAACTTTCTCTCACCACAAACTGACTTGTTTTGAGTATGCTGATGGTGTCAATGTCCCACAAGGATATGCGATCACCGATCTTGACATGTATTACAGCAAACTATCAAACGCATTTAACAGTGCGTCTGGTAGAGATATTGATCAAAAGTACCCATCAGATACTCTTGGATTCGCAAAACAGCGTCCAGAATGGGAAATTGTTGGTGCTTTTGCTCCTGATCCAGTCAATATCTCTGCGATTATTTCTGGAGATGGATCAACCCCAGGAACTGTTATTACCGTAACAACCAGTTCAGCACACGGATTCACTGCTGGAACCCCAATCAAGATCAATGGAATCAGCACTCTAGATTATAACATCTCAACCAAAGTTCAGAATGTAATCAGTGCTACCCAGTTTACATACCTGCTTCCATTTGTTAGAGACAATCTCCCAGCATCTCCAGGTGTTGCCTCTGGAACAGTAACCATTGAAACTGATACTGTTTCAGGTGCTTCTCCATACGTTTTCAACGTATCTCTGAGATCCGTATGGGGTATGAATGGAATGCACGCAGATGGTAGCAAGGCATCTGGTTTCCGTTCAATGGTTGTCGCACAGTTTACTGCTGTTTCGCTACAAAAAGACGACCGTTCATTCGTAAAATACAATAAGACTTCTAGACTCTATGAAGGTCTGACTGTTAACTTAACAAAGGGATCTGCTCTTTCTGCAGCAGCATCATCTCTTGATCCAGCAACAGTCTATCACTTAGATGCTGACGCAATTTATAGACACGGTTGGGAAACAAGTCACATCAAAATCACTAACGATGCGTTCGTTCAGATCGTTTCTGTGTTTGCGATTGGTTTCAACAAACACTTTGATGCTCAATCTGGTGGTGATGGTTCTATCACCAACTCCAACTCCAACTTCGGTCAGATCTCACTGGCAGCAGACGGATTCAAAAAAGAAGCATTTGCGAAAGATAATAATGCCTATATAACCTCTATCATTACTCCAAGAGCAAATGTAGAAGAAGAGGTTAATATTGACTGGATCTCACTTGATGTTGGACTGACAACCTCTGTTGGTATTTCAAGTCACCTGTATCTGTTTGGATACAATGACCAGGACGATGCTCCACCAATCATCATTCAAGGTTATAGAATTGGTGCCAGACAGAATGATAAACTGTATGTAAATATTGGTTCAGGAACAAGCGAAGCATCAATCTGTATGCTTGACAATGTTCTTGGATCAGGAACAACTATTGCTCAAGGGGGAAGTGTATCAGAAAAGAACTATCCTGTTCTTTCTGGTCCAACATCTAATATCTTTACGCTTGGAACACACCAGATTCAGACTGGTGAAACAATTAGAATCTTCAGCGATGATGGTGATCTACCAGAAAACATTCTAGACAATACTCTTTATTATGCGATTCGCCAATCGTCCACCGAAATCAAACTCGCATCATCACAAACAAACGCAGAAAATGGATCTGCGATCACTGTTTATGGTGGATCAAAACTCAGTATTGTAAGTAGAGTTTCTGATAAGAGTGCTGGAGATATTGGATCTCCAGTTCAATGGGATACTTTACGCTCTAACTGGTTCGTAAAAGCACAATCAAACAACCAAATCTATTCTGCGATTGCTTCTCAGGGAGTCGCAAATCTGACTTCAAGAACCAATGTATCTTTTGTCAAGAGAAAGGATGATCCAAGATCTCTGGACGAAAAACTCTATAAGGTTCGTGCAGTTATTCCAAAAGAATCAATTAACGCAAAAAATCCTAGCGAAGGATTTATCATTCAAGAATCTAGCAGCACTGGTGCTAGAACAAACAATGACTTTACGCTCACATCAATCAGTGATACAGATTATGCTTACAACAGAAATCCAAGATTCATTAGCACTTGTTCTGTTTCTACCAACACAGTAACAGTTCTCGCAGAACTTCCACACAATCTAAATGTTGGTGAGCAAATTATTGTCCGTAACGTAACCAGTACTACAAACACTGCTGGAACAAATGATGTTGGATACAATGGAACATTTGAAGTTACATCAATTATTGATGATAAGAGATTCCAATATTCAACCACTGATGTAAATGGAACTACTCATAGCGTAGGAACATTCACAAACGATGTATCTACAAGAAGCACGGCTCTACCAAGATTTGAGAGAAATGATCTTAAGTCCAACTACTATGTTTATAGAAGTGAAGTCATCACTCCTTACATCTATAACACTCAAGATGGAATCTATCATCTCTATGTTCTGAAAGCAGATAATGCGATTCCAACTGAGTTCACGGGTCTTAAGTATAGTCAAAATGTCGTAGATCTCTATCCACAACTTGACAAAGATAATGTAGATGATAATCCAAGATCAGCAAAAACATTTGCGAAGAGAAGTCCTCTTGGCGATGTTTCAACCAATGATCTGAAGAAGAGTATTACCAGAGAAGCAACCGATAAATTTGTCAGAGATTTTGGTATTGGTCTTAAGATCTCTGGTGTTTCCACTTCATTTACAAGTGCCACTGCTGGTATTGCCACAATTACATTTGAAAGAGAGCACGGATTTAGTGGAATTATTACTTACAGTGCTCTGACAGGTGGTTCTGGATATACAAACGGAACCTTCTATAACGTCAAACTGTTTAATGATGGAACCAGCAACTGGGATGGTGCAACAGCAAAAGTCACTATTTCTGGTGGAAGTATTAGATCAGCAGAAATCATTGATGGTGGTTCAGGATACACGAACAATGAACAACTTGACTTTGATACATCACTGATCGGTGGTGGAACAGGTGCTGGACTTACCGTTACAACTTCTGGCATTTCTACAAACATTGGTGATGTTCTTCAAATTACTGGTATTGGAACCACCTCTGATGGTTACTACAGAATCTCGTCGGTTCCTTCAACCACAACAGTTGCGATTGCGATTACAAATGGTGATCCAAGAATCACAACAAACCAATATGCGATTGATCTTGGACCATCCATTCGTGTCTCAACAAGTTCTTATGACTCTGTAAGTGGAGTCACCACATTTAATTGTTCATCAGGTCATGCTCTTGTATCCGGAAATAGATTTAGAGTTCTAGATAGTTCAAATAATAATATTGGGGACTTCCTAGTCAAGGAAAGAGTTGGTGTTAATACGTTCTCAGCAACAACTAATAGATCTCTGTCTCCTCTTTATATCTTGAGGCACGGTTTATCGGCAAATGAAGGAACATCTGATTCTTCAACAGAAAGTCTAGGTGCTCGTGGTATTTCGTTCTATGGTGGAGAAACCCTAACTCTACTCTCAAACGTCACAAACGATACTACATTCCACGTTCAGACAACCAATTCTGGAATTGGAACAGTAACAAGATTCCCACTTGGATCTTATATTCAGATTGATAATGAGATTATGAGAATCACCAGCTCTACATTGTCTGGTGCAAGTCTTAATGAAGTTACAGTCATTCGTGGTGCTCTAGGAACTACAAAACAGAATCATTCTGGTGGATCACTGATTAAAAAAATCAAACCACTTGCAGTTGAATTCCGTAGACCATCTATCATTCGTGCTTCTGGACATACCTTTGAATACCTTGGTTATGGTCCTGGTAACTATTCAACTGGTCTACCACAAGTTCAAGTCAAAACTCTGACAGAAAGAGAAGACTTCCTCGTTCAGGCACAAGAAAGATCTTGTGGAACCGTTGTTTATACTGGTATGAACAGTGATGGAGACTTCTTCATCGGCAATACCAAGTATTCATCATCCTCTGGCGAACAGAAGACCTTTGATATTCCAACTCCAACAATCACTGGACAAGATCCTTCAAGATTATCTGTTGTATTTGATGAGGTTGTTATTAAAGAGAGATTGATTGTTGAGGGTGGAAACTCTGGCACAGTTCTTTCACAATTTGATGGACCTGTTACTTTCAACCAAGAAATCAAGATTAATGATGACACCATCATCAACGGATCTCTGAAGATTAATAATACTGTTGAGATCACTAACACAACAAACTCAACCAACAAAGATACTGGTGCTCTGATTGTTGATGGTGGTCTTGGACTTGAAAAGAACTTGAACGTTGGTGGAAATGTTTCTGTAGCAGGAACATTCGGCGTGTCCCGTGGTATGACAATCACGGGCGTCAGTACATTCAACAATCTGATTGATGCCAATGATGGTGCGACAATTGATAACATCAGAATTGGTGTTGCTGGTGACAACACAATTGACACTTCAACTGGACAACTGACTCTGGACAGCAATGGTGGTCAACTTAACATTAATGATAACACGATCATCACTGGAAGCTTGAATGTAACTGACGATATTACAGCATTCTACAGTTCTGACGAAAGATTGAAGGACAATATTACTCCAATTGAAGATCCACTTGCGAAGGTTCTTTCTATCAGTGGAAACAGTTTTGATTGGAATAATCAATCTTCACATACTGGTAGAGACATTGGTGTCATCGCACAGGAAATTGAGAAGGTTCTTCCAGAAATTGTCACAACAAGAGAGAATGGATTCAAGGCAGTCCAATATGAAAAGATCACACCACTTCTGATTGAAGCGATCAAGGAACTTTCTCATAAAGTTGATGATCTTCAGCAAAAACTGAACGATAAATAACTAAAAAACCAAGATGTCTAATATTAGAAAGACTTTTAATTTTAGGGATGGTGTCCAGGTTGATGATGATGATCTCGTCGTTCGTGGTGGTCAGGTCGGAATTGGAAGCACAGTTCCGACCCAAACATTGGATGTAAATGGAAATATTCGTGCGGTAGGAGTTGTAACTACCACTAATCTATTTGTAACTGGAGTATCAACAACCACAGAACTTAGAGTTGGTAATAATATCAGTGCTTCGGCAAGCAGTGGCGTCATTACAGCCACTGCTTTTTATGGTAATGGTGCAACTCTTTCTAATCTTCCAACATCACAATGGGTTGATATTGATGTAGGTCTTGGTTTTACATCAATTTATGCCGCTGGTAATGTGGGTGTGGGGACCACAGATCCCCGTAGCACCTTCCAGGTTGGCGCCAATCCAAACGCTGGTGGTAGAGGGGTTGGATTCAATTCAACAGGCGATATAAGGGCATCTGGAGTTGTTACAGCGTATGCTTTTGCTGGATTTGGAACCAATATTACTAATTTAAACGCAGATAATATTACAAACGGAACGATTCTTAACACGTTCCTTCCAACGATTGATAATACTAAACTTCCAGCAAACATCAGTGTATCTGGAATCATCACAGCAACTGGT